CATATAGCCACATTTATAATCTAAAAACTGTTCAGATGTCTAATGACAAAGGAACATGGTTTGGATGGGATGTATCTAAAGTTGGTCCGGTTACAGATAAAGGTGTTTACGAAATTGCTAAAAGCTTTGCTGATAAAAACAGTAAAGGTTTAGTAAAAGTTAAACCAGAAACTCAAGAAGAAACAAAAAGAACTTTAAATTTATAAGTTCCTGCGGGAGTGGGCGGTTAAGCGAGAGTGGACCCGCCCACTAATAATTATGAATAAGAAGTTTGATAAAGCTCCTGTTAATTACGAAGATTGGTTAAATCTGGGAAGGGTTATTATACCCTGTCTCAAGGGTAAACCAGTTGTCAGTGATTGGTCCAACCCAAATTTTAAGATCACGAAAGAAGAATGGAGAGCAAACTACACACACTGCGAAATAGCACTAAGACTAGATCAAGATATAGATCTTGATATAGATAATGATTTAGTAAAAAGATTTATAACAAGTTACATAAAATCTTGTGATGCTGTCTCTGGTAGAAGAGGCAATCCAAGTAGCCACTATTGGTGGAAAGGTAAAGCACCATTTAAACAATTTGTTTTACCAAATGAATTACAAAAATATTGTGAAGGTTTTCCTCATGGTTTAACTCTTTGTGAAATAAGACATGAGTCAAAACATTATACAATAGTACCAGAATCAAAACACAGTAAAGCAAACGAAACTGTAAAATGGGAAAGGTATCAAGATATAAGTGAATATCCTGGCAATTTAAGTGTTGATGTAGGTAAAATTGCATTAGCAACGGCTCTATGTATTACATATGCAAGTTCTGGACAAAGAGATGCCTACTGCACTGCAATTGCAGGCGCATTAATAAAAAACACAGAATGGACTGAAAAGGAAATAGATGATTTTGTTTATGATGTAGCAACAGCTGCAAACGATGATGAAGTAGAAAAAAGAAAAGCAAAAGGAACAAGTAGTAAAAAAGCAAAAAGAAAATTTGGAATGCCTAAACTTGCTGAGATTATAGGCTGTTCTACAAAAACAGTATCAACTTTGTTTAGTTGGATAGGTATAAAAGAAGCAACAACAGAAGAAGCAAAAGAATCTATTGGGGATATTACAGAATATGGAAGTGATAGATATTTTGTAAAAATAAATGCTGTAGTGCAAGGTAAACCAGTTGAAAAAACAATAACAGTAGATGGCCCAACACTTAGAAATAAAAAATTATTTTATGACGCTGTAATTAGTAAAGCATCTGTCTGGATCCCAGAAATGAAAGTTACAGATTTTGAAGAAATAATGAGAAGAAAATATGAAGCTAGAGAAAAATCTAAAGACTATGTTGAAGATGCAGAAGAAGATTTAAGATTTGTAAAACATTTTAAAAATTATATTACAGAAGAAAAAGTATATACTAATAAAAAGGAACTGGCTTACTTTGGTATGCCTTACTTTAATCAAGAAAAAAGTACTTTAGAATTTAATTTAGATAAGTTTGAAGATTACTTACATAGACAAAAAGTAAATTTACCTAGAGTTGATCTAGTTATTAAAATTCAAAGAGTTTTAAAAGCAAAAAAGAATCACGGTAAATTTGGAAAAGAACAAAAATCGTGTGTGTCATGGAGAATGACAGAACAAACAATTGATAAAGAAGATTTAATAGTAGATGGAGAATATAAGGAGTTGCCAGATGAAACAGCCTAAATTTATATCAGGACCTCCAGGTACAGGTAAAACCACAAGGTTTTTAACAGGTAAATACTTGGATTTATTAAAGAATTTTACCTATGATAGAATTATAGTTTTATCCCACACCAGGGTTGCAGCGGCTGAAATAAGAGATGCAATATTAAAATTACCAGAAGTAAAAGAAAAAGGTCTCACAAAGAAATCTTTAAAATATAAAATATGTACCATACACAGTTTTTGTAAAAATAGATTGGTTGGTAAAAAAGAAGTATTTAGTTATACAGACCACATTAATTTATCAAGACAAGATTCTATGTTTAAACTTCAAAGAGTTAATGAATCGGAGTTTAATAACGATAGACATAAATTTTATAAATATTTATCTGACGCACATGGCAGAGGAAAAACTCTAGAAGAACATTGGAGAGAGTGTGATAAAGCATCTTACAAACCTTATAGTTTAAACTCAATAAAGGATATGGAAGAAATATATGACGCATATAAAAAAGAAAATCATATATGTGACTATGCTGATATGATACAGGATTTTATTGATAAAGCAATTGAACCTGACATAGATGCATTAATTGTTGATGAAGCACAAGACAGTAATGTTCCACAGAGAAAAGCTCTTGATAAAATGGCAACCAGAGTAAAAGAATATTATTTTGTTGGAGATGCAGACCAAACTATATTTGAATTTGCAGGATCTGATGCAGATTATTATCATAGACTATCAAAAGATGCAGAGGAATTAGATCAAGGTCTTAGATGTGGTAAAACAATAAATGAATTATGTAAACAAATTATAAGACCTATTTGGGACCATTATGGTTATCAAAGAATATGGAAACCTGCAGAAGGTATAATTGGTAAACACTATTATCTGCCTAGCTTACAAACTAATTGCAGTGCTATGCAAACATTATTAGAAAAAATTAAAAATACCGATGAGACTTTTTTATTTACATATAGAGGGACTCCTTCTGATTCTTGGGTGAGGAAATTTTTAAAGCACCATGGTATAGAGTTCGCACATGTAGGGAACACGGCCCACGTGCCAAAAAAAGAAATAAGATGTCATAAATTATGGCCTGAATTTACTGAAGGTAAACCTATGCCTTTGAAACAAATAAAAGATTTTTGGGACTATATAGGCAGTAAAGTAATTGTTCACGGTAAAGGAGAAGCAACTTTTGAAGACTGGATTAAGAAAGACTACTCAATAAATGATTTAATAAATAAAAAATATTTAAAACCAGATTCTATTAACCATAAAGACTTTGTATTAATAAGAACTAAAACAGAAGAAGACAGAATTAAATATATAAAAAAAATATTACAAAGAGGTTTTGATTTAGAAGGTGATATTAGAGTTAAGTACGCAAATATTCACACAGTAAAAGGTCTTACATTTGATAATGTAATTGTAGACTTAACAGCAACAAGACTAGAGAATTACTTTACACAATTAAGATTAAAGTATGTGGCTTATAGTCGAGGAAGAATAGACTGTTGGACAATTGCATCACAAGGAAAATATACACTAGGAGGTAGATAATGATGGACTTAACAAGCGAAGAAATTTTATTATTTATGATAACATTTTATTTTGCAATTAAACTTTATTTGGAATTTGTAATATGAGCGATGACATATATAAAAAACAGGTAGGTGGAACTCACTATAAATCTATGGAGATTCAACCATCAGAATTTATTAACAAAAATAATTTACCTTTCGCCGAAGGAAACGCAATTAAATATTTATGTCGCCACAAACAAAAAAACCAGAAGGAAGATTTATTGAAAGCTAAACATTATATTGATATGGCAATTGATAGAGATTATCCTAATGAAGCGAAAGAAAAATAATGTGTAACACTCCAGAAGATTTAGATTTAAAAGGTATTAGTACTGTTGCTGTCGATATAGAAACATATGATCCCAATTTAAAAACAAAAGGATTAGGTGCTATCAGAAATGATGGTTTTGTTTGTGGTATTGCTGTTGCTACAGGTAAAGATACTACTTATTTCCCACTACACCATGCAGATACAGAACTTACCATGGGTAAAAAATTAAAAATATGGAAGGTTTTAAACGAGAAAATATTTCAAAACGAAAAAATTACAAAAGTATTTCATAATGCAATGTACGATGTCTGTTGGATTAGAGCGGTTACAGGCTCTATGATAAAAGGTAGAATTGTAGATACTATGATAGCTGCATCCGTTATTGATGAAAATAGATTTAGATATTCGTTAGACTCTTTATCAAAAGATTATTTAAATGAAGCTAAATATAAATACGATCTACAACAAAAAACTTTAGAATGGTCTGGTGGTATGGTGAAAGATCCTATGTCCAACATGCATAGACTGCCTTCATCTATTGTAAAAGATTATGCAAAACAAGATGTAAATTTAACTTTTAAGTTATGGAATTTATTTAATAAAAAATTGGACGAAGTATTATACACTAAAGAGGACGGAGAGCAAAAAACTTGTAGAAAAATATTTGAATTAGAAACAAAATTATTCCCGTGTTTAGTTGACATGAAATTTAAAGGAGTTAAAATAGATGTCCAAAAAGCTAAAAAGTTTGGCGACCACCTCAAGAAACGAAGAGATCAAATCGTAACTGCAATCAGAAAAAGAACAACTAAGAAAATAGATATATGGGCAGCGTCCTCTATTAAAATTTTATTAGATCACCTGAATATAAAAGATTACAAAGTTACACCTAAATCTAAAATGCCGCAGCTTCCAAAAGATTATTTAAAAACTCATAAGAGTAAATGTTTACGTATGATTGCAAAAGCAAGAGAATACGACAAAGCTGCAAATACTTTTGTAGATGGTCTATTAGATTATGTACACAATGACAGAATACATGCAGATATAAATCAAATTAGATCGGATCAGGGAGGAACGGTTACTGGAAGATTTTCAATGTCGAATCCTAATTTACAACAGATTCCAGCACGAGGATTCATGGGTAAAAAGATGAGAGAAATGTTTTTACCAGAAGAAGGACACGAGTGGACGAGTCTTGACTACTCGCAACAGGAACCACGGATCGTGGTTCACTATGCTATCAAGTTAGGTTTACCGGGAACAGACGAATTACATAAAGAGTTTGATAAAGAAGATGCAGACTTTCACCAGATTGTTGCCGACATGGCAAAAATTTCTAGAACACAAGCTAAAACAATTAATCTAGGTTTATTTTATGGTATGGGTAAATTAAAATTACAAAAAGAGTTAGGTCTAGATAGAATAAATGCAAAAAAATTGTTTGATGAGTATCATAACAAGGTTCCATTTGTAAGACAGCTTTCACAAGATCTTATTCAATTTTCAAAAGATAATAGATTATTATTTACTTTGCATGACAGATTTTGCAGATTTAATAAATGGGAAACTACTGATAGAGAATGGAATCCAGAGACAAATAGATTTAATGAAGTGCCTTTGTATACAGAAGAAGAAGCAAGACAAGCATTCAAAGCTGAAATTCTAGAGAAATATAAAGAGAATAAGGTTGACAAAAATTATATGGACCACTTTGAAAAATATTATACGCCTGCATTTACTTACAAAGCTTTGAATAGATTAATTCAAGGATCAGCGGCAGATATGACAAAAAAAGCTATGGTAGATTTATATGAGAGAGGCATTATACCACACATACAAATACACGATGAGCTTTGTTTATCAGTTAAATCAGAAGAGAACATAAAGATAGTTAAAGAGATTATGGAGAAGGCTATAGTGCTTGAAATTAAAAATAAAGTTAACTATAAAAAAGGCAAAAATTGGGGTATAATAAAATAAAAATAAAAATGGAGGTTACTATGGAAAAAGTAAAACAAGAAGCTAAAAGATTATGGACTCTAGCTATAACTAATAAAAAAGCTACGGCTATAGTTATAGTTGCTGTCATAATTATATATCACTTAATTACAAAATAATTTATTATGCATGGCCTACTTAAATGCAAACATACCTGTGGCGTATTCACAGATCAGGAGAGAATATCTCTATGATCTTAAGGATCATTATGGAGAAGTTGAAGACTGCATTATATTTGGCCTCGCATCTATTACAGGACGTCCGATACTATTTCACGCTATTATGGAAAACGGTGCAGTATTTTACCGCCTACCAATTAGCGCGTTTATTCAACGGGGTTTCGAAGTCAAAGACGTACCACGAAGACGACTTGATGAACTTCAGCTTTGGAATTGTTTTAGCTATTATCCTGCTGTCACTTCTTATGATATTCTAGACGGTCAGTCTGGAAAATATTTTGGAAAAGATAAGAAATTACATCCTGGGGAGTACCTTTTTACTGTTGACTGGGCTCACCCAGAGAGTAATATAGTAGATACTGATCATTCAGAAATACCGCACGAACATAAGTGCGCACACGTTCTCGCTTTAGAGGACGGAAATTATGCAGCACAACCTAACAATCGTATCCTTTGGGATATACCTTCCTTTACGGTAAGAAAAGAAGTACCGGATTGGAAAGTCCAAACTAGCGATTGGAATGTTGAAAATACCGATAAATGGAAAACAGAAGATACTGATAAGTTCTTCTACAATATTGAGGAGAAAAAAGATGATTAAAAAAATTATTTGTTGGCCTTTTAAAAAGTTTTTAGGATGGTTAGCAAGTGGATTACCAGAAGATAAAAAAGAACCACCTTTAAAGTTACAGGAGGAAGTTCCTGTAGTTAAATTAAAAAAAATTGTATGCAATACTCACTCAAGATATAAAAAATCCTGTCCAACATGTAACGAGGCCAAAAATGGTTAAATGTAAAAAATGTCATCACGATTGTCACTGCAATGGAGACTTACACGCAGACGTATACGGAACATGCGCTTGTGAAAATTGTGAATGTAAAAATGGTCAAGATAAAAATGGTGGCCTTGTAATTGATGACACGGGGGAATGTGAAAGCTGTCAATAAACATGGAGAAATTTATGAACTATTATGTGACAGGTGTATTAATTATATTAATGTGTTTTTTATCCTTTTGTGGACAAGTTAATGCAGACTCTACCCAAACAAACGTTAGTGGTTCCAACACCGCAATTGAAGGCGGTTACACTTCAGAATCAACAACTACATATGAATCAGGTTCCGAATCTACCTCTACAACTAATAACACAACAAATTCAGATATAAGATCTGCACCACCCTCGGCGGCGGCACCATCTTATAATTCTATGACACAAGATGTATGCGCTGTTGGAGTTTCCGCAGGAATACAAACATTTGGGATAGGTTTATCCGGTGGTAAACATGTGATTGATGAAAATTGTGAAAGATTAAAACTAGCAAGAATTTTAAATGACTTTGGTATGAAGGTAGCAGCCGTTGCTATTCT